ACTTTAAAGGAGTGTTCTAATGGACAAAATAAAACCTAAAAAGAAAATGGCTATGGGCAAAATGATGAAAGGCGGTGTAGCTAAGAAAAAAATGATGGGCGGTGGAATGTCCAAGAAAAAAATGATGGGTGGCGGAATGTCTAAAAAACCTATGTACATGAAAGGTGGCGTTGCAGAGGCTGCTCGAAAAATAAAAAATAAAAAATAGGAATATGTTTAAATGGCTACATCAGGAACTACAGCATTCGATTTATCAATTGATGATATCGTAGAAGAAGCGTACGAGAGATGTGGCCTTTCAACAAATTCTGGTTATGATCTAAAAAAAGCAAGACGTGGTTTAAACGTTTTATTTTCCGAATGGGGAAACAGAGGTGTTCATCTCTGGAAAGTTGAAAAACAAGTACAAGCTTTAACTGCTGGTACAGCTACTTATACAACACCAACGTCTACTAATGACGTGTTAGAGGCTTATGTATCCACAGCTTCAGCACCTGGTACAAATGTAACTGATGTTACTTTATCAAAAATAGATCGATCTACGTATGCAGCTTTACCTAATAAAGGTGCAACAGGACAGCCATCACAATATTATGTAGATAGACAAACAACACCTACTATTACTTTGTATTTAACACCAGATGCATCTACTTATACACATCTTTGTTATTATACTTTAAATAGAATAGAAGATGCGGGAGCCTATACGAACAACCCAGATATACCTTTTAGATTTTTACCTTGTATGATTTCAGGATTAGCTTTTTATTTATCTCAAAAATATTCACCTGAAAGAACACAATCTTTAAAATTGTATTATGAAGATGAATTAAAAAGAGCTTTAGATGAGGATGGCCAAAGAACTTCTGTGTTCATATCACCAGCTAATTACTATCCAACGAGGAACTAATGGGAAGATTTGCAAAAGGTAAAAATTCACAAGCTATATCAGATCGTTCAGGTCAAGCATTTCCATATTCTGAAATGGTAAAAGAATGGAACGGATCTATTGTTCACATCTCTGAATTTGAATCTAAACATCCTCAACTAACACCAAAAGTTTATGGTGCGGATCCACAAGCTTTATTAGATGCAAGACCACAAAAACCAGATTTAACAAAAAGTTTTACTTTATATATAAATAACAATCCTGATAATTTACCACAATTTAACAGCTTCAGCATGTTACCATCTTCTAGTGATAATATTATAGGAACTTCATTAACAAGTTTTTCTGCAGAAACTGCAATTGGTAATGTAACAGTGAGTATAACGTAATGCCTAGAAAACCAAAAAAACCTAGAAAATATAAACCAGGAAAATATCAGTTTATAGTAAGACCAGATGGACCTATTATACGTATTGAAGACTATCCTTATAAAAATTTACCTGCGGAATTTAAAAAACCAACTTTGCATTCTCAAGGTGGTTTGATAAAAGGTAAACCAAAATTAACAAAAAAAGGTTATAAATAATGGCTATAACTTATTCTAATTTTCAAACACAAGTAAGATCTTACACTGAAGTAGATAGCAATGTTTTAAGTGATACCCTTATTGATCAATTTATAAGAAACGCTGAGTTAGATGTTGCAGGTAAAGTAGACTATGATGACATTAGAAAATATGCGACATCATCATTTACAGCAAATAAAAGATATCTAGTAACACCAGCTGATTTTTTAATTATTCGGTCTTTACAAGTTTTCGCTGATACGACTATTACTTCAGAGAGAACGTTTATGGAAAAACGAGACACAAGTTTTATCACAGAATTCAATGGTTCAGGGGCTACAGGACAACCAAAATATTATGCTAATTGGGACGATAATACTATCGTCGTGGCTCCGACTCCTAATATAAATTATGCAACACAGCTAAATTATATCATTGATCCGCCTCATTTTACATCAACGAATACTACATATCTATCTACCTATCAGGACGCTATGCTTCTTTACGGTGTGTTAGTAGAGGCTTTTTCATTTTTGAAAGGCCCGATGGATATGTACAATCTATATAAAAACATGTATAATGAGGCAATAAACTCTTTTGTTCTACAACAAACAGGTAGAAGAAGAAGAGCTGAATATGATGATGGTGTTCCAAGAATAAAAGTGGCGTCACCATCACCTTAATATAGGAGCAAATTATGGCAATAACAACTAATGCAATAGCAAATTCTTTTAAAAAAGAATTGTTAGAAGCAAAACACAACTTTACACAAACATCTGGAGATCAATTTAAAATTGCACTTTACACAAACTCTGCAACTTTAGGTAAATCTACAACTTCATTCACCACAGATCATCAAGTAAGTAATACTGGTCAATACACAAGTGGTGGTGGAAAATTAGCAAAAGGATCACAACAAACTTCAGTAGCATCAAGTGTTGCTATCGTTGACTTTGCTGACAGATCTTTTACAGGAGTTACTTTAACTGCTAGAGGTGCATTAATTTATAACACATCGAATTCTAATACAGCAGTTGCAGTTTTAGATTTTGGAGGGGACAAAACAGCTACAGCTGGAACGTTTACAATTCAGTTTCCTGCATTCACTACAAGTGCTGCTATACTTAGAATAAGTTAGGAGATTAAATGGCGTTTGTAATAAACGATAGGGTAAAGGAAACTACTACCACTACCGGTCAAGGGACTTTAAATCTTGCGGGAGCTTCACAGGATTTTATTTCTTTTGTTGCAGGAGTAGGTACAACTAATTCAACCTTTTATGCAATTGTCAATACAGGAACAGGAGAATTTGAAGTAGGTATAGGCACGGTAACAGATGCAGCTCCTGATACACTTTCAAGAGACACTGTGCTATCTAATTCAGCAGGTAATACTTCTAAAATAGATTTTGCTGCAGGAACAAAAGATGTATTTTGCACCGTGCCAGCAAATAGAACACCTTCACCTGGAATGGCAGCACAAGATTTTGTAATGAATCAAGCAGCAACTATTTCTCAAGATCAAACTTTTGAATCAGGAGTTTTAGCAGGTCCTGTAACAATTACAGGTACACAAACAATAACAGGAACATTGGTAGTCGTATAATGAGTGAAGTAAAAGTAAATAAAGTAAGTCCAAGATCAGGAACAGATGTAACAGTCGGTGGTAAGTTAATTACTGAATCTAATGGTGATTTAAACTTATATCCTAATGGCACTGGTGCTGTTGAGATTGGTGGTAATACTAATCCAGGAACAATTATTTTAAATTGTGAATCTAATTCACATGGTATTAAATTACAGTCTCCTGCACATTCTGCAGGTCAAAGCTACACTATGAAGTTCCCTACAGGTAATATTACTGCTGGTAAATTTTTAAAAGTTGATTCAGTATCAGGTTCAGGAGCTACAGGTGTTGGTCAGTTATCTTTTGATGATGCTGGTGGTGGAAAAATTTTACAATTTGTAGTAAATAATGATAATACAAACACAAGTAACACATCTTCATCTACTTACGTAGCAGCAACTGGTGTTGATATAGATATAACTCCAACTTCAGCTTCAAGTAAAATATTTGTAGAGTTTAATGTTTGTGTTTATCAAACTATAGCTAGTGGTTCTCAAGATAGTTCTTTTCAGTATGAACTTTATAGAGATACAACTTTAATACACACTAATGGAAGTGTTCAATATTATACAAGTGCTGCATTTAGTGGAAATGTAAGATATATGAGATATTTTTCAAGGCTCGATACTCCTTCAACCACTTCTGCAATTAATTATAATTTTAAATTTAGAAACCCTCATAATAGTGGATCTATACAAATAAATAATGGTAGTATGTACTCAGATATAAGAGCAATGGAGATAGCAGGATGACCGTAGAACAAGCAATTCTAAGAATTAATCCTGATGCAAAAATATCAATTATTAATAATGATATTGATAGAATAACTTGGTTAGATGGAACAACACCTATATCTAAAGCTGACATAGAAACTAAAATGGCAGAGTTGCAAACTGAATACGATAATAATAAATACCAAAGAGACAGAGCAGCAGAATACCCTAGCATACAAGACCAACTCGATGACATTTATCATAATGGAATAGATGGTTGGAAAGCTACAATTAAAGAAACAAAGGACAAATATCCAAAGGAATAATAAATGACTAGTATAATAAAAGTAGACACTATACAGGATCAAGACGGTAATAATATTATTAACGAAAATTCTAATACTATTACTATTGGAGCTTCTGGTGATACAATATCAATTCCTTCTGGTGCGACCATAGCTAATTCAGGATCAGCAACCGGTTTTGCTGCTATTGATTGGCAATCAACAGTAGTTACGGGAGCCACACATACAGCGTCTGCTAATCAAGGTATATGGATTAACACCACATCTAATGCTTGTACTCTTACGTTACCTGGTTCACCATCTGTAGGTGATCAATTAATTTTTTCTGATTTTGCAAGAACGTGGAATTCAAATGCAGTAACATTAAGTTTAAATGGTTCAAAATTTCAAGGCAACACAAGTCCAGATCCAGTTTATGATACTCGAGGAGAAGCGGTTCATATTGTTTACTCAGGCTCTACACAAGGTTGGATTCCAATAAACGATGGTGGAACTGCTTTAGAAACACCACAATCTACTACAACGAGTTTTTTAGTTATAGCTGCCGGTGCATCTGGTGGTTCTCAAAAAGCTGGAGGTGGAGGAGCAGGTGGCTACAGAGCTTCTTTTAATAGTGAGGCATCTGGAGGCGGTGGTTCTGCTGAGACAGCTTTAGCATTAACTCCTGGAACTGTTTATACGATTACTGTAGGAAGTGGTGGTGCTGCTAGATCAGCTCCTTCTGCGCAAACAGGAGCTAGTGGCGGAGATAGTTCTATTTCTGGAACTGGTATTACAACTATTACATCAGCCGGTGGCGGAGGTGGAGGAGGAGATCTTTCTCCTTCTGGACCAGGTGCAGCTGGTGGATGTGGAGGCGGAGCAGGTGGTAATGGACCTAATCCAATCGCAGGTGGTGCGGGTACTACTAATCAAGGTTTTGCTGGAGGAAATGGATATGCAGGAGCTCAAGCTGGTGGTGGTGGCGGTGGAGGTGCTGGCGCTGTAGGAGCTACAGTTCCTGGAAATAATCAACCAGGTGGTGATGGAGGAGCAGGTGTAGCATCAACAATCACAGGATCATCAGTAACAAGAGCTGGTGGAGGTGGTGGAGTTAATGAAAGTTCAGGTACAGCAGATGGTTCAGGTGGTAGCGGTGGCGGTGGAGCAGGAGGAAGAACTGGGGGAACAGCTGGAACTGCTAATACAGGTGGCGGTGGTGGTGGAACACATAATAGTGGCAGCTCTGGAGCAGGTGGTAGCGGTGTTGTAATTTTAAGAATGGCAACTGCAGATTACTCTGGAACTACATCAGGAAGTCCGACAGTAGATCAATCAACTGTTAGTGGACAAACAATATTGATATATAATGGAGATGGGAGTTATACAGCGTAATGGCACATTTTGCAAAATTAGGAATAGGAAATAAAGTTGTAACGGTTGAAAAAGTATCTAATGATATTGCAACAAGTGAACAAGCTGGTATAGATTTTTTAAATAATCTTTATAAAACAAATGATATTTGGAAACAAACATCTTACAATACTAGAGCTGGAGTTCATATATTAGGTGGAACACCATTTAGAAAAAATTATGCTGGAATGGGTGATAAATATGATGAAATAAGAGATGCATTTATAGCACCTAAACCTTATTCATCTTGGATATTAAATGAAACAACTTGTCAATGGGAGGCACCTGTAGAAAAACCATTAACTTATATTAATAATTTAAAAGATATTGATAACAATCCTTTTCCTGATTATTATATTTGGAATGAAACAACTAAACAATGGGATTTAAGAAATGAGTAAAATAGAAGTAAATGAAATAGATCCATCAAGTGGAACAACATTAACTATTGGTGGTGATTTAGATACTAATGAAAAAAATATTATTACAGCATCTAATAGAGATTTAAACTTATACCCTAATGGTACTGGTGCTGTAGAGATTGGTGGTAATACAAATCCAGGAACAATTATTTTAAATTGTGAACAAAATTCACATGGTATCAAACTTCAAAGTCCACCACATAGTGCTAATCAAAGTTATACACTAAAATTTCCATCAGGAAATGTAACTGCTGGTAAATTTTTAAAAGTAGATTCAGTATCAGGTTCAGGAACAACTGGAGTTGGTACTATGACTTTTGCTGATGCTGGTGGTGGTGGAAAAATAGGTCAAGTTGTTTCAACAAATAAAACTGATACTTATAGTCAAAGTGTTAGTTCAGCTGGAGATTCTAATATAGTTACAGGTCTTACAGTCAATATAACACCAAGTGCAACTACATCAAAAATTTTAATATTTGTAAACGTGAGTATAGGTGTAGATGGCAGTCATGGAATGGGTTTTAAACTTTTTAGAGATAGCACACAAATTGATTTAGCTGATTCAAGTAGTAGTAGAAGACAAAATTCAAAAGGTATGCAAGCAAATGGTGGAACTAGTTATAATGAAAATTTAAGCACAAATTTTTTAGATACACCTAATACAACATCACAAATAACTTATGGAATAAAAATTAA